AGAGACGCGGGTTCGATTCCTGCATCCGGCTCCATGCATAAGGATTTAGCGTGACAAAGAAACAGAAGCGAAGAAAATATTTCTCCTTCGTACGTAAAGCAACTGTAATTGAAACAGGGTACATTGCAGTAGATGCGTACAACGACCCTGACGCACAAGATGCTGCAATCGAAGGACGGTTCGCAGAGTTTCTTTGTGAGTCACGAGAATACAAAGACAATGATTGGACATTTGAAATGGTAGAAAGCCCGACTAGTGACTAAAACTATAGAGACGTTGGTAGCTGACATCTATCAACTGTTCGACCCTAAGCACACACATACCCCGAGCGAGGAAAATTTAGATGAGTTCGCAGAAAACCTCAAAGATATCTTTAGACGGAGGCTATCTGAGCGTGAAGAGAGAACCGGGGCCCTTCGGTTTTCAGCCCTTGGAAAGCCTGACCGGCAAGTATGGTTTGAAGCAAAGGGATACGACAAGGAAGAATTCACCAGCAAAACCTACTTCAAGTTCCTCTACGGAGACATAATTGAATTGATGCTGTTGTTCCTTGCCAAAGAGGCAGGACATACAGTGGAAGGTTTCCAACAAGAGGTAGAGGTAGACGGCGTCAAGGGACATATCGACGCTATCATTGATGGTGTTGTTGTTGATGTTAAGTCAGCTTCACCCTTCGGCTTCTCTAAGTTTAAAACGAATAGTGTGGTACAGGAAGACCCCTTCGGGTACACACACCAGCTAGCCGGCTACGCAGACGTTCTTACTCCTAACGAATCTGCAGCATGGCTGGCCCTTAATAAGGTGGACGGGGATGTGGTCTTGGCTACGCTATCCTCGTCCATCATTAAGGATTACAAACCAGCTCCACGTATTGAGCATCTCAAGGCCGTCATTGAACAGGACGAGCCTCCTGAGAAGTGTTACTCAGACGTGGAGGATGGGAAGTCTGGCAATCGGAAGCTAGCCACTGGCTGCTCTTATTGCTCATTCAAGAAGCATTGTTGGCCTAACCTCCGCGGCTTTGCCTATTCAGGTGGACCACGGTATCTAACCACTGTCGCTAAGACCCCTGACGTACCGGAGTTTGAAGTATGAGTAAAGTAAAACGAGCATCGGTCGCGATGCGATCCTCCGAACCTCCGTTCCGTTCAGGGTTTGAACGCACTATATGGGAACAGGCCAGAGTAAATGACGAGGGCATTGAGTTTGAGCCTTCCGACCTTAAGATTAACTATGTGATACCGTATCGGTACATCGCAGACTTCCGCTTGTCTAATGGTATTATCATTGAGGCGAAGGGTTACCTCCGTCCTCGTGACCGTACGAAGATGCGTAAGATTAAAGAGCAGAACCCCGCCCTCGATATTCGGTTTGTGTTCCAAGTGGCGGACAAGCGTCTGTCTAAGTCTAAGAATAGCGAAACCTACGGAGAGTGGGCAGAACGTCTGGGTTACCAGTGGGCTGAGAAAACAATTCCTCTCTCATGGATTCTAGAGAAACCTAAAGGATAGTACATGCAGTTATGTTAACGAGGCTCTGGCCGCGGCAGCCCTATGCCTGTCCTCTGTGATACATCACGAGGCTAAAGGCGAGGGGTATGAAGGTCAGATAGCAGTTGCTAATGTAGTAATGAATAGAGTTAAGTCTGGTAGGTATCCTAATACCGTATGTGGAGTGGTCAAACAACGTGGCCAGTTCTCATGGGTAGGACGGAAACCTTTTACCAGTGCTAAACAGAAGTTAGCAACGGAAGTTATACAAGGCAAGCATCCTAATAATGTAAAGGGTGCTTATTACTTCACCAATTTCAGTGTGAAGTTTAAGAAAAGAATACTCTACATAATTGGGAATCATAAATTTTATGGACAACGATGATTACGAAAACGGTTGGACCAAGGGGGAAGAGACAGCAGAACAGCTGGTTAAATCCTACCTATTCATGTTAGAGTCCGGTCAACTACAGCTTACCCAAGCTGAAATCAAAGGCTTCATTGAAGGCTTTAAGAATAAGATCGGTGAGTGGAATGCGTCCTAAAATTCTGTTCTTGGACATTGAAACCAAGCCAGCTGTTGTTTACACATTCCGTATGTGGGACACCAGCATTAATCCAGAACAAGTCATACAGCCTGGGGGTACTATCTGTGTCGGGGCTAAGTGGCAAGGAAGCAAGGAGACAATGTTCTTCTCTGATTGGGGCGACGGACATGCGACTATGCTTCGCAACATCCATGCAATCATCAGTGAAGCAGACGCTATCGTCACGTACAATGGAGATAAGTTCGACTTGCCAAAGCTTTGGGGAGAGTTTCTTCTCAATGGTCTGGTCCCTCCTGCGCCACCTACCACGATTGATGTTCTTAAGTCTGTCAAGAAACTAGGCTTCGACATGAATCGTCTCGCCTTTGTAGGGCCCTTGCTCAACATTGGTAAGAAGGTAAAGCATGAAGGCTTTGGTTTATGGCGCTCTGTTATGGAGGGTGAGGCTAAGGCACAAGACCGCATGAAGAAGTATTGCATCCAAGATGTAGTGTTACTTGAGAAGTTGTACGATAAGGTGAAACCCTTTATTAAGAATCACCCTCACCTTGGTGAACGTACGGGGGAAGTATGCGGAGCCTGTGGTTCTAAGCACGTTCAAAAGCGTGGCTTCCGGACTACTAAGTTCTTTAAGATACAACGTCTACAATGCCAAGCCTGTGGCTCATGGTCAGAAGGTTCGAGAGCTAAAATAAAATAATGATGAAGACTGTTGAACATATACCTATGGGACCTTGGCCGGTCCTCGTAGGCTTTACCGATAATGCGAAAGCCTTTAATCGTGAGATGAAACGGGTAGACTGTAAAGGTCTGCAGTTCCAACTTAACGACGCATGCTTAGCAACTACCAGCTGCCTGTACGACTCCGACGGAGTTAACTATTACGTAGTTACTTTTAGTCCCGACATTAAACCAGAGAATCTCCCTAGCGTCGTGGCACATGAAGTGTGGCATGTAGTAGAGGGTATCTATAAGTACGTTGGTGAAGAGAAGTTTGGCAGCGAAGCTACAGCGTATTTAATACAATACCTTGTAGAGTTTATGTACAAAGGATTGATGGATGGACGAGCTGCATAAGGCTATCATCGACAGGTTGGAGCCTTGGGAGCTAGTAGACTTTCTACAGATTCCTATGGAAGAAATCCTCGAAGCCTTTGAAGATTTAATTGAAGATAAGATTAAAGACCTACAAGAGTTCGTAGGCCTGACAATAGATGATGAAGAAGTGGACAACGATTATAATGATTGATAACGATAAACCAATCGATGTCTTCTTTTGGTTGGGGGACGGCGCTAAGCCGGAACCTCTTACTGAGGAAGAGTTTGAAGAACGAGTAGCAGCAACATCAGAAGCACAAAGGAAGTGGCGTAATGTCGAGCTCGATGGTTAAACAGGTTGGCGGAAGCCATTATAAGAAGTACAAGATACAGCCTGTTGAATATGCTATGGCAAACAATCTTAATTATTGCCAAGCTAATGCCATCAAATACATTACTCGGTACAAGGATAAGGGAGGAATTGAAGACCTCCACAAAGCAATCCACAACCTAGAGATTCTGATAGAACTTGAGGAAAAGGAAAATGACTGGGCCAAGAAAGAAGCTGAGAAAGAGGAACCCTATCTTCTTAGCGTTGACCAAATCGTTGTACCGCCAGCGGGTTATACCGGACAAGAGATCGAAGAATTCGAGTACACAAAGATATTATGATAGTGGAGAATATGACAACTAATAGCCCGTTCCAAAGCCAATACCAAGAGTTCATTTACAAGAGCCGTTATGCGAAGTGGAGAGAAGATGAAAAACGCCGAGAGGATTGGTCGGAGACGGTTAGCCGGCTTGTTAACTACTATAAGTCGACCTGCTCTAAGTCAATCGATGTTGATAAGCATTCGGGAACGTTTACAGAAATCTTTAACCGAATCTACAACCTCGAAGTAATGCCATCCATGCGGGCTCTCATGACAGCGGGCCCTGCATTGGACCGTTGCAATGTGCCTGCGTACAACTGTGCGTACCTGCCAGTAGATAGTCCCCGTTCATTCGACGAGGCTATGTACATTCTGATGTGTGGCACCGGTGTTGGCTACAGCGTGGAGAATAAGTATGTTGAACAATTACCGCGAGTTAGTGAGGAATTTGAGGACACAGCTACCTGTATTAAAGTTGCAGATAGTAAAGAAGGATGGGCAAAAGCTTTCCGAGAGCTCGTCTCCCTTCTCTATTCAGGGCAGATTCCTCGGTGGGACACAAGCGGAGTACGCCCCGCGGGGGCAAGACTTAAAACTTTTGGAGGACGCGCTTCTGGACCAGGACCTCTCGAGGACCTTTTCAGCTTTAGCGTTAATCTATTCAAAGCTGCCGCAGGACGACGCCTCTCAAGCATAGAGTGTCACGACCTGATGTGTAAGGTCGCCGACATTGTTGTTGTCGGTGGCGTACGAAGGTCAGCTATGATTAGTCTATTCGATGTGACAGACGATCGTATGTCTACGTCTAAGACTGGTGCATGGTGGGAAGCAAACGGTATTCGCCGACTCGCTAACAACTCTGCTGTGTACGAACATCGGAAACCAGACGTTGGTTTCTTTATGAAGAAGTGGAAAGAACTGTATGACTCAAAGTCAGGAGAGCCAGGACTATTCAGCCGATACGCTTGCCAAAACATTGCTGCCCGAAATGGACGCCGTGACCCAGCATTTGATTTCGGCACAAACCCTTGTTCAGAAATTATCCTACGACCCTTCCAATTCTGCAACCTCACAGAAATTGTTGTTCGAGCTACAGACACTATTGAGACCCTTGAACGAAAAGCTGAGACAGCTGCAATCCTTGGAACGATTCAATCGACATTCACAGACTTCAAATACTTAAGGAAAATATGGCATGATACGTGTAATGAAGAACGTCTTTTGGGAGTCTCTCTCACTGGAATCCAAGACAATCCTAAGCTCATGGAACAAGCTGAGGTTCTCACTCGGATTAGAGATCGAGTTGTTGAAGTCAATAAAGTCTGGGCCGCTAAGCTTGGAGTTAATCAAAGTACCGCTACTACTTGTGTCAAACCTTCTGGCACAGTTAGTCAACTTGTTGATTCTGCCTCTGGTCTTCACACTCGCCATAGTCCTTATTATATCCGTTCTGTTAGGGCGGACAATAAAGACCCTCTTACGGCCTTTCTCAAAGATGAAGGAGTATATTGGGAAGAAGATGTAATGGCTCCGGCCAATACATCAGTATTCTTTTTCCCAGTTAAGTCCCCTAAGGGAGCTAAGACACGCCATGATGAAAATGCAATTAGTGCGTTGGAAGGATGGAAACGTCTCCAAGATAATTGGTGCGAACACAAACCTTCTGCTACCGTCAATGTACGAGAACACGAGTGGATGGATGTTGGTTCTTGGGTCTACAAGAATTTCGACACACTTTCGGGAGTCTCCTTTCTACCGTACGATGGAGGCACATATAAGCAGGCCCCCTATACGGAAGTTACGGAGGAAGAGTACCGACAGTGGATAAAAGAAAAGCCCACCCCAACAATTGATTGGAGCAGGCTGTCTGAATATGAACAAGAGGACAACACCACAGGATCTCAAGAGCTAGCCTGTAGCGGAGGGACGTGCGAAATAGTAGTAATAGGGGCGTCTCTTGAATAGCCGCACCTGCAGGAAATGTGAGGAAGAGAAAATAGCCCCCTTAGCGTAATGCCGAGGGGGCTTTTTCTTTATACGTTCTTAGGGAGGGCTCCGGTACCCGCCTTCTTGTCATATGACCGTAGACCGGCTACACCAAGCATGGCAGTTACGAGGGCCATTAGCTGGCCTGTGTCAGGCATTGGCATAACACCGTTGTAGCTGAACACAGCCCTAGCAACGAACTCAATGAACGGAGCTAGTACGAATGTGTACCCGATGCCAGCCGCGGAAATCCACCCAATGGCAGGACGCCAACCAGCAACAAAGATAGACGCGTGTGCAGCTTCTTGTTTGTTGACTTCTATCTGCCCCATCATCTGTTCGTGGTAGCGTTCATCAGCTTTGTCAATCAACTCCTGTATCTTGTAGTTGATTTCATTCTTCTTGTCTTTGTCGACTACGACTTCACCAATGATGTCAGTCACTGGACTAATCAAGTCTTTGAGAATACCTCCAAGCAGTCCCATATTATAGTTCCTTTGTTATGTCAATTCGTTTTGCCGAACTCCACTTCGGAGTATAGGAAGGCTTGCTTACTTGTGTGTACACAGTAGCTAGTCCATCGTTGCTCCAGAGGCCATCAAAGAACAAGGCCGCTTCTTTCTTCCTTCGGTTGAATACCTCAGGAGGCTTACGCCACTCAAGGAATTCTTTACGTGCTTGGATACGGTTCCCTTCTTTAAAGGACTTTACCCAAGACGCTCTGCCAATAGCACCGGTATTGTAATGGAAAGAAACAGCAGCAGCAAGCTGATGTTCATTTAGTTTCACTCCTTCAAATGCCTTGAGGACATCAGGGAGATAGCGTGTTTCTAGTAGCCACTTGAATATCTCAACCACCTTAGCGATGGTTTGAGGGTTATCAATGTAGCGACCTACCCTATGGCCAGAAGCATTAGTAACACCAATGCCCCAGGTCCAGATGCCCTTACTATCCTTGTACGCCTCAAGGACAATTCCTTCGTGGCATACCAACTCAATCAAGGCTCGTTTAGTTAGTGGCCCTTCATACTCTGGGGCTTTTTCTACTATAGGAGACCCAATCCCGTATTGACGTAGGATGAGCGCTACCCCATCCATAACGTCTTTAATTGTTTGTCGAAGCATGTCTTCTTGCATGGGTTAACTTCCTTTAAACCAAGAGACGAAGTTGGCAAATACCCCCGCGACTCCTGTGCCGAGTATTAGGGACGCCAACCAGAACGCCCCCATACCCTCTGACTTTAACTCCAATAGTTGGTCTAGTTTGTGGTCCATTGTTTCTACCTTTTTTACAAGGTCTTCTACTTTAACTTCCACAGCGGTGATTCTCTCCCCGTCTTTAATTACCATGGTCATTACTTATTACTCTTCATCATCTGCAGTTGGGATTGATAACAGGTCCATCATATCTAGCTTGGCTTCCTTACGAGCATCGGCTCTGACTTCTTTGATGATCTTTTTCTTTTCATCATCAGTCATTGTCTTCCACTCAGGGGCAGCCATTTCATCTTTCATCCACTCTTTGTAGTAGTAGTTAAGACGATTTGCCCACTCTATCTTAGCCTTATCATCCAGAACAACTTCTCCGTCAGAGACGGTTGCGTTGCTATAAGTGCCATCAAGAGCATCCTCCATTTTGAAACTATCAGGGGCTTCGAGGTCCCGTTTAGTATCCATAGAGGGATTAGGATAGGTCTGCGTACCAACACCGAATAAGCCAGGAATGGTTTTAGCAGCAACTTCTCCCAAGCCTTTCGACTCGTCAACACCCTTAGCTACATCCTGTAGGTAAAGAGGAACGAAGCGGGAGAGAATGGCTTTATCCATCTCAAACTTTTCACCGATAGCGTTCTCACCACGGAAGTAATCCATGACAAAGGACGGAATAGGTGCAGCCTTATTAGTAGCAAACTTAGAGATTGCGTCCAGACGAGTTGTCTGACCGAACTTGTTGCCGTAGTTCTTTATGTCACCGTCAGCAGTCTTGTAACTACCGCTGGCGATACGAGCAGCAAGAGTAATGTATTGAGCCTGACCGCCAAGGATATCATAACGAGTATCCCCGAACCTGATCTTACCAAAGTCAGAGGAGCGAGGGTCTTCTTCCCCTTCTCCACCACCTAGGATAGCCAGAGTTGTAATCATCAAAGCCAGACTTCCTACAGAGAGGAGTGATTTGATGTATTCGTTACGAGCCGTCTTGTTCATCGTAACATACGTACGAGGGTCGATAAGAACTGTCGCCATCTTAATGCGTGAAGCCATCAGACGAGGTGAGAAGAACAAAGCATTCAGCAATGGTGCCGACTGGTTAAGAGTCTTTGGCAGATTGCCTCGACCACTAGCGGCATTAACAAATGCAGCAATGTCTTTCTTGTCTTGGTCAGTTGCATCCTCAGGAAGCTTCTCCAACAGCTGGTCAAAGACGTCAGCCCGAACCTTGTTTAGGAAACCTACGTAGGCACGTTCAGATGCTTTAACCAATCGACCAACGCCAGGAATACGTTCAGCCCAGCTGGACATGAAGTCTTCCTCACGGCTGTTAAGCTTAGTTCCCATATTGGACAAGGCCAGCTTAGACTTGACCATCTCATCGTACGTCGGACGAGTAGTGATGTCTTCCATCAAATCGTCGAAAGCCTGTTCACTTCCCATGTACCGGAACATCTGAGGGAAAGCCCTCCACCATGCCGGCTTATGGATAAGGAACAATCCTTGACGCAGAGGAGCAGACATGTCCATAGAAGACATGAGGGCACGAGGAAGGTTAAGGGCATTGCCAATAAACTCTCCACCCTTCTCCTTAGCCTTAGACTTGGCTTCTTCAATCTGCGACTGGATACCAGAAGCAAACTTATAGAAAACCTCAGGGTCATTAAGTGCTTCGTACGGAGAGCCTTTCTTAAATTGGCTCAGCGTTTCCTGCATTCCCTTGACACGACGTTGGGTATACTGAATGCTACGGAGAGCAGCCAGTGCACGGCCAAGTTCACCCTGGTCTTCAAAGATACGAGCAGCAAGTTCATCACGCTTGAGAACACCGCGGACATATGCGTTCTTGTCATCGACAGTAAACGTTCCGTTCTGCATCTTCTCCCACAGAGTAGACAGACGGTCGTTCATCTTAGACATAGCAATGTCGTACATGAACATACGCTTGACTAGTTCACCTGCCCCAATACCATTCTTACGAATGACCTTAGATGGAGACAGACCGCGGTCGATTACTTCCTGCTCAAGTTCTTCAATGTTCATGACGACAGGGGTGTACCCTTTGGTCATGCTCTCCAAGATGTTTAGAGCATTCTCAGAGTCGAACAACTCCTCAGGAGTCATTGCATCAATCTCATCCTTGGTAAAGATAACCTTACCAGGATTTGTTAGACGCATGTATCGATCGTTAGAAGCATTCTGCCTGTCCAGCTCACGCTGGTGTTCATTTGCTTGACGCTCTTGAACAGGGATTGCTCTACGTTCTCTTTCAATTTCAGTTAGGTAGTCTTCTACGTCTGAACCATCACGGTTCTCGCGAGATTCGTAGACCCCTCCTTCGACTTTATCGAGAGCTTCTTTGGCTTTAGCTACAGCCTCAGAAGCCTTCTGTAAAGCAGCCGCAGCTTCTTTTCTTTTACTAAAAGCAGGATGCGATGTTACTCTTTTCCCGTCTGGACCCAGCAAGAAACCTGTACTGTCAGTTCGTCCAGCCTTTTGAGCTTCGGCAACAACTTCTGCAAAGATTTGATTAGCCTCAGAGAGTGCTGCATGAGCTGCGTTAAGCTCGATAACTTTAAGATCATACTCTTCTTTAAGCTTCGCAATTTCTGGACTGTCTTTACCTTGGTTTTTTATACCAGAGATTACGTACGAGGAAGGAGGAGTCTTTTCATTCTGTGAAGTGTAAGGAGCAACTTGCTTCCGTTCTTCCATAGACATATTCTGGCGAGCCTGTACGTCTCGAGCCTCTACTTCACCCAATAGGGATTCGTACGCTTGGAAAGCAACCTCGGGATCGTTAGCAAGCAACTCACGCAGAAGACCTACGTCTTTCTTATTAACACCTTCTCCGTAGTTACGAAGTCTTTGTTTCCGCTGTTCGTGAGCAAGTAGATAGTCACCTACACTAGCTGAACCTGCTCCAAGTTCAGCAACCAATTGCTGGAATTGATTTCTATCTACAGAATTAGCTCTATCGTATCCAGCAGGGAACAAGGCTTCTTTTAAAGTTTCTTCGAGACCGTCGCGTTCTTCAAACAGTTTGTCTGTTTCAAAATCAAACTCTCTGAACTTATCAGGATACTCTTTACGAGGGTCTTTAACACCTTTGTCATATAGTTCAACCCAGAGTTTATCAGTAGCTTCAATGATAGAATTAAGTTCATCAGAAACTTCCATGAATGCTTGCCCAAGAGGGTTATTCACTAATGTTTCTAAAGCACGAACCTTTGGCTCGTACTGCTTGACTTGCTTTTCCAAGTAGTCTACGTAGTTCTTAGACGTGTCGAGAACATGTTGATTGTCCATTGTGTCGACAGCAGTTTCAGGATTGCCTCCCCGAGCAAAGTCTTCAATCTCTTGAATGTTGTGTTGAATTTCGTGAAGGATAGTCCCTAGCTTGTCAGGGTTCTTCGGACTAATCGTAATCGTATTTGTTCTAGGATTGTATTGCCCTAAGTTGCCATTCGGCATTTCCTTTATTTTAACAATAGTATTCTTGAGAGAAGGGTATTGCTTAAACAACTCAGGATGATGAAGGGCACGAGGAAGGTAAGCGTACGAAGACTGATTAGCTCCCATCGCCTTGTCATCATAATATGCACCGGAGTCATCAATCTCAAAACGCTGCTTGCCGTCTGGCCCAGTAAACCAACGACCTGGTTCCTTAGGTTTGTCAGCAGCCTTCTCACCCGCGTACATAGTCCGGTAACCATTGTCACGGACTTCTGCACGGGTCTTACCGTTAACGACGGCAGCATGAGACATCCCCAGAATCGTTTCTACTTCACGAGTAGAGTATTCTAGGTTGAGACCAATCTTACGACCGTAGTCTTTAATCTTATTCTTGAAGATGTTAACAACAGATGCAGGCATCCGGCCCTTCTCAGAGCGTTCTGCAAGGATTTCTTCCAGAGCTAGGATGTCTCGATTAGGATTTCCCTTGTACGCATCTGGATTCTTTTCTAGCCACTCACTGACACGACGCTGGTAAACCTTACTGTTGTCGAGGATAGTAGCAAGCGTACCGTCTAGTTCATCTCCAAACTGTTGGGCTAGACCATAGTGGCCAAGGGCTTCATGGAAGGTAACCCCAGCAACAATGTCTTCTGGCGATACGTCACGGGCCTTCGCCTCAGCAAGGATGTTCTCCGTGTTAAGGTAGACTTTACCATCACGATACAAACCAACAACATCGTTAGGTGCATCTTTAATGTCAAGGAAGTTCTTGTAGACTTCAAAGGCAGGAGCATTCTCCCAACCAGCAATCAATTGATCTACACGATTAATGACACCGTCTTGGGCCTTACCCAACTGGTCTTGGTAAACCTTGCCGCTTCTCTTGCCCCGTGTGGTAGGCACAGCAATAGGCTCTCCTTCGAACACCGGACCCGTAGGTGTGGCATTCGCAGCAGAGTTATTCGATCTTACACCATCATAGGCACCCACGGCACCACCAACAACAGAACCACCAAAGCCGCCCCGTAGGCCGGCCTCAATTACTTGGTCCCAGTTAATAGGTTGCCCAGCAGGCAATTGTTCAATGACAGTTTGTAGAGCTTCCGTTCCACCTTCCATAAGGAAAGCAGACGCAGCGTCTTTGCCCATCCTCTTAACAAGAGATTGAGCGATGGCATCTTTAGCTACTTCACCACCGATGTTCAGTTTCTTAAGAACAAAGGCAGGAAGGACAGTATCAAGAGCAGCAGACGCACCACCAGCAAGCAAAGCCAGATAAGGGCTACGCTCTCCGGTTGCCCCGTATGTATCTCCGTACACAGAACCTGTGGTCTGTACACCAGTAGAGATACCTGCAGTAGCAACACCAGATTGCATAGCCTTCTTGGCTACGAGCTGAGCTACTTCCTGTTCCGCTACTTCTCGGGCTACTCCATTGGCGACACGGTCTTCAACGAAGTCTTTGATAGCCCTTTTAGAAATCTCTTTAGTAGCATTGGCACCTAGGGCACCGAGGCCTGCGGTAGAGGTAATGTTAGGCAGCAATTCGCCAAGAGTGTTAGCAGCCCAGTAGCCGGCATCGCTAAAGCTTTCAATGTCTTTAGCCATCCCTGCTTTAGTTGGGTAGTTCTGTTCAATAGCAGCTTGCTTCTCGAGATATGTATCGAGCAAAGCCTCAGAGGTGTCTTCTGCACCTACAACGTCTGCAGCCAGACCTGCAAACCCTGTGACAGTATTAGCCATATTGGCCAACGACTTCTTAGCAGCAACGCCAAACTCTTCTGCCATCGAATCAGGGGCAGTAGGATCAGCTACACCAGTCGCCCTATTTACAGGGCCGATAGGCGAGTTAGTTTCAAAGTATTTCTTACCCTCAGGGGTTTGAGCAAATGCTCGGTTCTCTGCCCACGACTTTGCAGCATCAGGAGCAAGCTTAGGAACATTGTCCCCAAACTGTTTGTAGTACAAATCGGCAGCATCGTTAAACTGAGTTCCCTTGCGCCATTCAGCATCAAGGAACTCTCGAGCACCAGGAACTTCTTCTAAAGCTTTGGTAGGCAGAACGCTGTCCTGATTTCCAATGATAGCCTCAGACTTATTTACTTCTCCTGCAACCGCAGTCGTAGGATAGTAGGTCTGCTGTACGTACGAGTACAGTTCTTCTTCGGAAGTTCCCTCAGGAGCATTGACGTCGTAGCTCTTACCGTCTGGGGCAGTAACTACATAGCCTTTGAATGTGCTCAAATTAAATTCCTTTATTGCCTAGGTGCGCTGGTCCATCCTTTGAATGTTCCAGGAGGGGTAACCTGTCTACGAGTAGATGTGGTACCTCTTCCGCTTCCGCGACCGGTCCCTTGGGTATACTTTTTGTAGAAGTCTTTTTGCGCCTGCGTACGGCGAGCCTCAGGAATGTTGCCAACTTCTTTGAAGTATTCCAAATCAGTTTGAGACCGAGGCTGACGAGCGGCAGGAGGATTGTCACGAGCCATACGGCCAGCTTCTGCCCTACCAAACTTCTCTCTATCCCAAGCCTGGTCTTCGTTCTTATCAACAGACCGGACCTGATTAGTAGCAGGCATTCCGCCAAATTGGTACGTACGCATTAAGCGGGGATCGTACTCTTCTGGAATAACAAACTCTTCACCAAGGCCGCCACGTTGCTTGAGAGTCTTTAGTATCTCTTTTGCACGAGACCAGGTTTCAGCATCAGCAGAACCAGCGTACTGGCTAAACAGTGTAGCGTATTGTTTGTACCGTTGGTCACCGTCTTCTAAAGCCTTACGAGCAATCTCTTCTTGCCTAGCTGCTAGAGTGCCTTGGTTTATTTCTCGATTTTGTGAATCGTTCCAAACCTTAGTAGATTGATCTCCAAAACCTTGGTAAGCCATGCGTTCGGCAGCGGCTTGAGGGTTCTGTGTGTAACCAGTCATTGCATCAGCAAGACGTTCCCGTTCACGTAGAGGAGCGTACTGAGCATCGGCTCCGCCTTGTACAAGGAAGGCATCACTAAGAGTACCTAAGATGTTACGAAGAGTTCCTTTGGTTCCAAAATATCCTCGCTTACGTTCCGGAGCATTCTCTCCTGCGGCCTGGGCTTCAAGGAGTAGAGCAGCATTGCCTAGCTGTAATGGCTCCTCAGTAGCAGTAGGATCGCCACGAGACATACGAGGGGCAGCAGCAGCTACCTCAATCGTACGAGGGTCGACATTGCCTTCTCCCATAACGGGGGCCGCCTCTTCTTGGTCTTGGAACCCAAACAATCTTGCCAGATTCTGCTGAGCATCCATACCCCCACCCTGCTCAGCAAAGCTTTTATCTGTCTGTAAAGATTGTAGTATTTTAAGAATGTCCATATTAGGCAGCCTCTCTAACCTTTCCGTAGTCCACAGTCATGAAACCGTTCATCGTTGGACCAAGGGCTTCCGGCATAATGTCTTTAACTTCATCAGCCATAACACCTTCGTATGTAGTCTTACCACCAAGGTATTTGTACGTATAGACGTTGAGGCCGTTAGCCAGTTCGCCAACCTTTTTGATGTCCGTCTTAAGGCGTCTATCGGAGCCTGCAATAACCGACCCGATAAACTTGCCAATACCGGGCATATCCCAAGAGGATGCGGACCCAGTCGACTGAGACTGTGAAGTATTGCCAGCCTGAGTAAGTTGATTACCAGCATTGAAGCCAACACCAGTCAAGCCAAGCAGCTTCTCTACGTACGAGTTAATGGAACTACGTTGTAGACCATCGTTAAAGGAGTTCAGGCTTTTCAGAGCAGCACCGCTGTTGCGCATCCCTTTAGACCCAAGCAGGGTCATGATACCGGATTCACCTCGGTCCTTCTCAAAGTCATACCCAGTGCCAGCACGGTACTTATCGAACTCAGTCGTATCGCCACCAAGCAATCTCTTAAGGGAGTCAGCACCAGAAGTAGCATAGCTCAACAGGGGATTGAACGCCTGTGATACTGGCTGGTATGCTAGGTTCTGAGACGACGAAGTAGACTGTTGCTTAGACTTCGAGCCTTTTCCTCCGAG